GGAGCAGCCGCTAAAAAGAAAGTTAGAGATGCACTTCAAAGAAGCAAAGATGCTATTGATAATCGTCTTGAATGGCTACAAATCAATGCTCTTTTAGGAAAGATTACCTCTCCATCAACATCTAAGATTAAATTCTCAGTTGACTATGGACTCAACCCTGGACAATCTGGAGTTGTTCCTTCAGTTTTATGGAGTGTAACTGCAACTGCTACTCCGTTAGATGATATTCTAGGATGGCAGCAAGATGTTCTTGAAAATACTGGAATTTTGATGGATACTATTATCATGTCAAGGAAGACCTTGATTTATGCTTTGAACAATACTGTTCTTAGAAACATGATGCAGTACACAAATCCAATGATGAGCGTTTCTAAGGCTCAAACTGTTATCGAAGAAAATACTGGAATCAAGATTGAACTATATGATACAACTTACACAAGTGCAGATGGTTTGACTATTACTAGATTCCTTGCAGAAAACACAGTTATCATGCTTTCATCTACTGTAGAACTTGGAGACACTGCTAGAGTTATGCATCCACTAGCTGGATACAAACCTGGTTATTACTCTTGGACTGACGAGAAGAAAGATCCATTCGGAATTGAAGCCGGTGTTGGTCTAGACGCATTCCCTCGTATTATTCACCCAGAAGCATTATTCAATGCTCAAGTGTTTTAATAGAACCACGTAAAAGCATTTGTTGCTTTATGGATAGGGCGTAAAAAGCCCTATCATAAGGCCATAAATTTATGACAACTACTTATTCAAGGGATGGAGATGTTTCAGAAAATCTGTCAAATGTAACTATGCCTGTTGATATGGTCATAGACAATTTTCGTGTAGAGGCTTATAACCATATAAATGCTGGACTAAGGAGCTTATACACTGTTCCAGTAACATCGACAGATGCAATAGATGTTTCGATACTAAGGTCAGTAGAAGCTAAGAGAACTGCTGGTAGGATATTAATGGCAGTAGCAACAATTCATGAAGTAGAAAATGTATCAGAATATGCTAAGGAACTATTATCAGAAGCAAAGATTGAATTAGATGCACTAAGAAATGAAGAAATAACATTATCATCAGAAGCAGAAAGAGACACAGATGATAGTGATGAAGTAATTGACCCACCAAGGATACTAGGTCAAGCTCCTGACGCTGAACAAACATTTGGGAGACCAATGTCAGGAATAGAAAATGATGCGATAGAAGGAGTAGTTGATTCAAAGCCATACAACAGTCAAGAAGATAACAAGAGTGTATGATAAAAATTACAATATCTGGAATTCAACAAGTAGAAACAGCTTTGGATAAAATGAGTAAGGTAAACACTCTAGTTACCAGTTGGATGAAATCAGGAGAGCCAGATACGATAGTAAATAAAAGCGTTGGAAAGAATTTTGATAAAGAGGGTAGACCAAGCTGGGAACTGTTAGCAGACGATACGATAATAGATAGAGTTAATAAAGGATTTTCCGCAGGCAAAATATTATCAAGGACTGGAAACTTAAAGGATGAAGTTTCTACTATAAGAGGAGATGTTTCATCTTCACCAACTCAGTCAACGATGATATGGGGAATTGATAAATTGAGAGCAAAGGAAAAGATTAAATTTAGAGCTCATCAATTGGGCAGAGGGAAGAGTGGGCAAGATTTACCAGCAAGGCCGATGCTAGGATTCCAAAAGGAAGATGGAAAAACATTGACAAATAGTTTAAGAAATTGGATTTTAAAATCATTTTAATGAGAAATTATATTTTAACAAATATAAAGGATGGATTGGAGGATAACATAGGATTCAGTTCATCAGAATACACTAAGACACTGGTAGAGGAAGTTTCAAATAGAATCCCAGAGAGAGTTACTGTAAATTATTTTTGTGGAGTTACCATTCCGGGTTACGCCTCATTTGATAGAGAGATAGGAAAGAGTTATCCCGTTACTAAGAAATACAATTGTTTGGTTGCTCTTCTAGTAAAAAATGCTGATTTCAATAGTGGACAGAATGAAATAGATATAATCTCTAATAGAATTTTTAAATATTTTGCAAACGATACTGGAGCACTGAATGGATTGTCGCTTACTAGAGATGGAGTAAAGGAAGATGTTTTGAGTTATAATATAGATGATATTCAGTACGGAGAAGCAGGTGATTTAAAAGTAGGACAATTAGGGAATGCGTGTTTAATTAATTTAAGTATAATAGTGGGAGTAACTATTTAATAAAAATTTATGAGTTATACAAGTGAAACTGGGAGCATGGGATTAGCCATTCAGCCGGTGAAAGGAACATTTACTGAGCCAACTGATTACATGAAAGTTCAGTCAATAGATATTAATCCAGAAGGTGAAAAAATAATTCCTGATGTTGAAATAGGATCAGGGTCAGATATCACCGATATTTTTCAGGGCACTTATAAAATTGCCGGTTCTATTGATTCATACGTAAGACCAGAAGCAATTGGAATATTGTTCTATGGAGCAATGGGGAAATATACAGCATCAGGATCACTTGGTCTTGGAGCTTATCTGCATAACTTTGTAGCTTCAGGAACGCTTCCTTGGCTATCAGTAAAGAAAACTATCTCAGATGATATTCAAATATTTGATTATACTGATTGTAAGGTTGAAGGATTTGAAATTTCAATGAATGCATCAGAACCATCAATGGCTAAATTTGATATTGTTGGAATCTCAGATGAGATTGGTTCAGCTGGAACAGAATCATTTGAATCAGCACCGATGCTTATTGCAACTCAAGCTACAATCACTATCGGAGGAGTAGCTGTTAGTTCAAAGTCTGTAACACTGTCTTATAAGAATAATCTTGAAAATGATGACTTCAGAGTAGGTTCAAGATTCCTAGGAGACATTACTGAGAAGCGAAGAGAAATTGACCTTTCAATGGATATTGTTTTAGATACTACTTCAAAACTTTACGAGAAAGCTTTCTACGGAGGAGCAAATAAGACTGAAGCATCATTCGATGTTCACGCTGAAAGAGTTGATATTGAAGTAGAAAGTGCAACAAAGATTGGAACGTCAGCATTGCCATATAAGATATTGTTCTCAATTAAGAACGCTGTATTTATGGCTGCCCCAACTCCAGCGAGTGGAGACGACCTAGTTGTTATTCCATTGGAGTTGAAAGCTACTAAGAGTGGCACTCAAAACGTAATCGAGGTTCATTCATGGAATGGTAAAGCAAGTTATTAAATTTAAATAACCTTGGGGAATGAGTTGCTCATGGCTCATTCCCCAAGGGCATGAGCAAAGCTATGGAAAACATTTATTTCGGAGTTAATAAGAAGGAGAAATTCTTCTTAGACGAAGAGAAGAAACAGTACATTGAGTTTAAGAAACTTAATGAAGGAGAGTTAGTAGAATTCCAAGATTCTATTTCTGGAAAAGTAATAATGGATCAAGAGACTAAAAAAGGAGAGATTGAAACAAGAGTTGGAACAGACAGGTCTCTTTTAATTAAACTTGCTGTATGTGGATATAGCATTAAAGTTGGAGAAGAAACATTAACTGAGTTTAATAAGAAAAAATGGGAAGATGAACTTTATCCTACAATGGATGGAGATATGGCTGCCAAGCTTTATACTGAAATTAAGATTTTCAACGGGTTTGAAGAGGCTAAAAAAAAATAGCAGAAAGTGAGTTATTCGAACTTAGAGATACTACGAGAGCTTGGGCAAGAGGGCATAAAATTGTCAATCCTCCGTCCAAGCTCTCTTTATTTATAATGTGTAAAGAGTTTGGATGCTTACCTAATTCTGGAGGGTGGTATGATCAAGACCCGGAAGTTTGTAAGTCATTTGCATTAATTTCAAATATAATATCAGAGGAAGAGGCTAAAAAAAGTAAGAAAAAATAATGGACTACGAATTACAAATAAGAATAAAAGCTCTTAGCGAAGGTCTTAATAACATAGATGTAGCCAAAAATAAGATAAATAATCTTAATGCTGCTGCTAAAAAGACTTCATCTGGAGGACTAGGAAAATTAGCAAAAACATTAGAGTCAACTGGCTCTCGTGTTAATGTGCTAGGGCAAAGAATGACAGGAATGATAACACTTCCATTAGCACTCTTTGCAAAGAAATCAATAGATACAGCAGTGAGTGTAGAAAAGTCTTGGGTTAGATTTAACAAGGTATTTTCAGGGACAGAGGAACAAGTAGCCAGCTTAACTAAGGCTGGGACTGAGCTATCTGAAAAATTTGGTATCAACGTAGAGGACGTAGCTGAAGTTATGGGTGAATTTAATAAAGCAGGAATAGAATCAGAAGACTCTCTTAAATCGTTAACAGAGCAAGCTTTAGAAACGAGTATTTTATTTGATACAGATTTAAAGGGAGCATTTGATGGAGTAAAGGCAATTATGTTTGGATTTGGTAAGAACGTAAAAGAGACTACAGATGCTTTAGCTGCTATTAATGTCGTGGCTGATTCAACAACTACTTCAGAGCAGGACATTCTAGATGTTTTTGAAAGGTCTGGTGCAATTTTTAAGCTACATAATATAGGGGTAACTGAAGCTGCGGCATTAACTTCTCTATTAGCACAAAGTAATATAAAAGGTACTAAAGCTGGTACTGCTTTTAAAACGATATTGAGTAAAATAGGAGATGCCACTCCTAAAACAGCAAAAGAAATAGCAGCTTTTGGAATAGATATTGGTGGTACAGCCTTTAGGACATCCTCATTTACAGATAAATTAAGATTACTAAATAAAAAGCAAACTGAAGTTTTCTCATCAGGAAATAAAAGCAAAATTGCTGACTGGAATACAGTGCTTAAAGATTTGACTGGCATTAGACAGGGAGATAAGTTTAGTATTCTTGTTTCAAAGATAGGTCAATTAGATGGAGTTGTTGAGAATGCTTCAGACTCTATAAAAAATCTAAAAATATGGAATGATCAGTTAGCTACAGTTATGGAGTCATCCCCACATAAGCTTGAGATAATGAATGAAGTATATCGTAATCAAGCAGTAATAATAGGGAAGGAACTGTTACCGTATAAGATGGAATTATTAAAGTTTATGATTAAATTAATAGAAAAATTTAACAATCTTTCTCCAAGAACTAAAGATTGGGCGATAAAACTAGGGATATTATTAGCTGTACTTGGTCCAGTGCTGGCTTTCATAGGATTAACGATGACTGGTCTTGGTTTCTTAACGGGTGCATTTGTAAGTGTTAGTGCAAAAACAGGATTAACATCTGGATGGTTAATTAAATTAGCATCTAGTATGGGATCAGCAACTGGAGCTTCAACCGCTTTAGGATCTATATTATCTGGAGGATTATTATTAGGAGCTATAGCTATTACAACTTATTTAGTGACAAAAGCTATATTCGCAGTTATAGATTTTAAGAAAGAAATGGATAATATGAGAGAAGCTAGTGTAAAAAACAGAGAGCAATTAGACTTGTTGCAAAAAAAGGTAGATACCTTATCAACTGATAAAGCTAATGAGCAATATCAAAATGCCATAGATAAGGCTAATGAACTTTGGAAGGTTAATGATGACTTACAGAAAAAATATGAAGGATGGCCAGGAGTTTGGAATGCTTTCAAGGATGGCTTTGAAGATATGTCAGTGGCACTTACTGATAGATTTCTAGATGCTGCACTTAGAGTAGAAGAAGCCAGGAAAGGATTTGTAAGTGCGTTAGGAGACAAAGAATCAGACATGAAAGACTGGGTTAAGAAAAAACTAGGATTTGCTGATGGAGGGATAGTACAGGCGTTTAACAACGGCGGGATGGTCTACGCAGCCAACGGATTTTTAGCCAAGGGCAAAGACACTGTACCTGCTATGCTTTCACCGGGAGAGATGGTTTTGAATAAATCTCAACAGTCTACATTATTCGATGTACTATCAGGAAAGAGTCAAATGCAATCAGCTGGTGGCCCAACAGTTAATATAAATGTAGGAACTATGGTAGCCTCTAGGGGAGAGCAAAGAGAATTTGCAAGAAGAATTAAAACATTAATAAGCGAAAACGATGGACGATTCGCATAAAAATTATGGCATGGGGATTATTAAATAGTTTAGAATTAGATGCACCATCAAGTTTCTCATCAGTTGATCAAGTTATTGGTGGTTACAATACTACACTAACTGGTACTAAAAGAAGATATATCAAGGCAGTTAAAAAGGTCTGGACTATTAGTTACGACTTATTAACGGTTGCAAAGTACGATTTAATTTATGCAGAGTTCGCTAAAGAGATACCAACAGATATTCAGGAGTCTCAGACATACGCAACATTTACAGTTTATGAAGGAACTGTTTTAGTAAATGATGAAAATGTTCACTTGGATATATCAGCTAGAAATTTTATCCCAGGTTCTAATTACCTATCAAGCGTAGAGATAACATTAACACAAGTATAATGATAACAGCTCCATCTGGTCTTATTTCTAATATGGATTCGTATACAAGAAACCCAACAGCTAAGGTTTTTATTTCTTGGGATACGGTTCTTCTATCAGGAGAGTGGTTTAGGTTAGATCAATCACAGATTGATACTGGAGCAATATTATCTCAAGCTGAATATGAAGATGGAGCAACGATAATTGAAGGACTATCCTCAGTTGATAGTAGAGTTTATGCTGATGAAACTGAATTCCTGCTTGGACTAGAAGGTTACGCTGAATTACTAGGAGACAGTTATCAGTATTCAATTTCAGATATGGATATTGAATTAGACAATACAAATAATCGTTATACGCCTAGAGATAACAAAAATAGACTATCTAATCCTGGGTTTGAATTTAGTAAGGATGATTGGAACGAGGTTATTACCGGAGCAGTTACCATAGAAATAGATGAAGACATACCTAAGTCTAAAATTAGAGATTTACAGATAAATAATCCAAGTGATGATCCCTCATACGTCTTTTCAGATGTTATAGCTATTTATGATACTGATGGATATACAATAACTCCACTTGAATCAGCTGAAGATTGGAATCTTTCTTTTTATGTTACTGGGAGTGGAGTCGTTAATTTAAACTTACTAGCATTCAGCTTAACTGCATCTGGAGCGGTGGATATTTCAACTGGATATTTAGGGGGAGCGGCCGTCCAAGAATTAGTATCAGGGAGTTGGGCTAGACCAAATGTCACCATGAATGTTCCAGTTGGGACATCATATCTTAGGGCTGTTTTATCTACTTCAGGAACATTAGCTAAATTTGATGATGGGCAAACAGAGCAATCAATTACTCCAACAGATTATAATGGAAATTTTGTCGGAGATTTAATCTTACCCAAAAGGGCTATCCGCTCTGAGGTTGGTTTTAATAATTACAACATACCTAAGTTTGTGGGGTTAACCAATAAGTTTATTCCAAGTGTTTCAAAGGACACAATTCAAGTATTTGCTTATGATATGGCTGATAGGTTAAAGGATATTATAGTAGAAGACAAGTATTATGAGAATAAGAGGACAGATGAATTGATCATAGAATTAGCTTCAATAGCTGGTATAGGCGTAGAGCAGTTAGTTTTGGAGACTGGCACAAATACAATAGAGTTTGCTTACTTCCAAGAAGCCTCTGTCTGGACTTATATGAATCAAATAGCAGAGTCAGAAGGAGGTAGGATATTCTTTGATGAAACAGGAAAGTTAATATTCTGGAACAGAAATCATTATAGGAATAATTTAGATGTTAGATATACTTTTAGTTTTTCAGAAAGCATAACAGATTTAACTTACGAGATTTCAAAGCAAAAAGTAAAGAACAGAATATACGTCAAAGCTTACCCTAAGAAAAAGCTAACAGATGTTAGGATATATAATGATACAACTGTCCCAGCTGTTTCCGCTGGAGATACTCAGGAGTTTTTCTGTCAGTATAATTACCTTCAGGAAAAATCTGTCCCAGCTTTAAATGTTCAGGTCCCTATTATTGGAACTGATATTATAGCCAACACCCAAGAGGATGGTGGAGGCTCTAATATATCAAGTGATATATCAATTTCAAGTTATTTTATATTCAGAGAATCAATGAGAATAAACTTAAATAACGCTAACGCTGCACTTGCTTATTTGACATCATTTAAGATTTATGGAGACCCAATTGTAATCGCTAGGAGGATTGAAATCTTAGATGAGGACACAGAGTCTCAATCAATATATGATACTCAGGAGTTGCAGATTGAAAACAATTATATAACGACAGATGCTTTTGCAACAACATTGTCTACTCAGAAACTAGCAGAGTTAAAAGATTCTAGAGACTTTATTAGGATAGATGTTGTTGGGGTTCCTTATTTACAATTAGGTGATATAGTTAGTGTACAAAGATCATTCGATGGAGAGTATGAAAATTTCCATATAGTAAAAAACTCATGGTCATTTAGAGATGACTTTATGCAAACATTGGAATTAGAGAAGAAAGTAATTATTTAATATAAAATTTATGGCATGGACAACACCATCTGATTGGGATTACAAAGAAGCTCCCGGGTCAGATAAAATGAATTTACAAATAAGAGATAATCTAGGCTATGTAAAAGCATCACTCCCTGCCGGAGTAATGATGGGATATGCTGGAGCAACTGCTCCTGCTCAATGGCTTTTATGTCAAGGGCAAGCTATTTCTAGGTCAACTTATTCAGATCTATTTGATGTTATCGGAGTAACTTATGGAGCTGGAGATGCTTCAACTACTTTTAATCTTCCCAATAGAAAAGGTAAGGTTGGAGTTGGATTAGATTCATCTCAAGCTGAGTTTGACGCATTAGCAGAAACTGGAGGAGCT